CCCAAGTGAACGATTTGCTTAATATCATGTTTATCACATTCTGGAAAGAAAATATTTTCATAAAAGTCTTGAGCATTTTTTAAAAATATTTCTGATGAATTACGAATTCCAGTATGAGTATCATTTAGTACAGCTATTTTCATTACATAAAATCACTTAAATCCGAGTCTGCTGATTTTGTTTGACGTTTAATCTTTTTCTTTTCTTCTTTGACAAAGTCTTTAACTTCTGCATCAGCCGCTCGAACTTTATCGATACGGTCACGCAACGTATCCACAAATGCTCCAGCCACATGCGCTGCTATATCCTCACCACCAACATCAATAAAGTTTTCAACTCCTGAGCGAGTAAGATATTTAATTTTGATGTCTTGTTGTTTCTTTTCTTTTGCGATTCTTCTTAGAAAGGCATACCATGAGATTTGCGTAAAATAAGCAAAAGCATTTGGTTTACCTGTACGAGTAGCGGCTTCAATGTCATAGTTATTGATAGCTTTCAAACAATTCTCTACAGCATCCATTACCATTTCTTCGCGATAAGTATAACGAATAAAATTTGATTTGTGAGACAAACCTTCAGCGATTCTAAGAAAACACTGAGCAATATAATCTGGTACAAGTGGAATTTTGTCTTGATTGTTTTTAGCTTCATTTACTACTGTTACATAGTCTACCACAGCCTGAGAAAAATCAGCATTATTTACATAGTGTATGCTTTTTCTTTTTGCCATAATATAACTCCATTAATAATAATATTCTATCAAAAAAATAAAGAAATGTACATATAATTTTTTTAGTTTAAAAGGAAAAAATAAAGGGTTTACAAACGGTAAAAACTATGGTAGAATTAACTGTAGTTAGGAGGGAGGAGAGAATACCCCCTTCTAATGTATTGTATTTTTACCTGTAGGAAATTTAATTACATTGTTATCAGAATCTGGACTATGCATACTGTCTAAAAAATTATCGAAATCTTCATCTGTAATACTATCTATGTCCATACCCATTTGTTCGGCGAGTTGATCGAATGAAAAATCTGTTCTATTTTTTTCTTGTTTTAATCCCAAAATACTTCGCGCGTAATGTGATAACATACTATCACTTGGATTTGCTTCACCAATTACTTGATTGGAATTTAAAATATGTAATTCACTTGGATCATCAACAAAAGAAAACCATGGACGAAAAGCATAAAATCTTACGCCTCGTTGAAAATCTTCGACCACCATAATTTTCATACAAGATCTTACAACAAGGCCAGCATCTCCTGTATCAGAAGAAACTACTTCACAAATTACTTCATCGTCATTTACCATTTTAAATTGTTTAATTGTTGGTTCGTTCATAAATCCACCGTATGAGTTTTATATTTAAATTTTTCTTTTTGGTAAATCTTAAGACGCTCTTCACCATGTGAATAAGCAAAATTCTTACCTGTAATATTATCTATAATATCATACAACTTAGTTACTGATCCGTCTTCGCTTTGTCTGAGGCCTCTACCGATCGATTGTAAAACACGTATCTGGGATTTTGACGGACTAGCAAATACGATATTATGCAAATTCCGAATATTAATACCAGTACTAAAGGTACCAAGACTTGCAACAATAATAGCGCCATGTTGTTTCTCCACTATTTTACGAATTGCTTCTCTATCTTCAGTGTGTGTTTGTCCAGATACAAAAAATATTTTTCTGTCTTCAGCTGCCTTATCTTTAATTAAATTGAAGAGTGGTTTTCCATGATTATCCACAAGGTTGTATAAGACGAGAGTATTGCCCACAGAAGCCAAAGCCAAGTTACGAATAAAGCGATTACGTAAATCGTGCTTGACAATCCAATCGATCTCTTCTTGATAAGTCCTTTTACCGAAGTCAGAAGTGTCTTTATATTTAATTTCCAACCTGTCAATGTTGAGGTCTGCAAGGGTTTTTTCGTCTTGGAGGTCTCTTGTGGTAGTGACGCGGTGTATCTTACCAAAAAGTCCCTGAAGGACGAGCTCGTGGGTTTGTGTGCCATCTAATGTTCCTGTTGTACCATATCTGAATCCAGCTTCTGTAGCTTTATTCATAATATTCATCAATGATTTAGATTTAAAACCATGACATTCATCACCAATTACCATTCCAAATTGATCGAACCATGCTTTTGGCAATTTATAAATTGATTGCCATGTAGATATACAAATCGCAGCATCAAATTTTTTGTCCTTACCACTATATATACGATGCATACCTTTAGGTCCCTGACCATATTCAATAAGATCATTATACATTTGTTCAACCAAAGAAGTAGTAGGTACAATAATTAAAACTCTTCCAGCTTTTGGATATGCTACACCATCAGTTAACATTTGTAACCAAAATTTAGCAAGCAAATATATAATTAAAGATTTACCAGAACCAGTAGGAGATACAAGTATATTTCTTTTGTTATGTAGAGCATGACATAAAGCATCGAATTGATAATCTCGTACTTTAAATGGTAAACCTAAACTTTCAATCCACTCCATAATAAGTTTAGGATTAATATGTACTGTATCGATAGGACCACCATATTTAGTGGTTTCACTACCAAGCATATAAGCACGTTGTTTACAAAATTCTTGCAAGTGGAAAAATAAACCAGCAGGCAATTCTCCAGTATTAGAATCAAATAAACGAATCTTACCATCCCACATTCTATTTTTAAATGCTGGCATAAATTTATAACCAGGCACATAGAATGAGAAATATTCTCTTAATTCAGCTGCGATACCACTATTACATTCTACATGTAAATTAGCGTGAGTTAATTTCCTGACTCGAACTGTTTCCATTTAATCATATTACTTATAGTCTGATGACGCCAATTAAGATTATTTATAATCTCTTGTAATGTCTCAATCATTGTCTTATAATACAGAATTTTTTCTTCTGATTTTTGTATTTCAGGATCTGCATCATAATAATATTCCATTTCACCTTTTAAAATTTTCATACCATCAAAAGGATCTAATGCCCATCCAGTTTCTTTTATTTCTTCTTCTGTCATCTTTCCATTATAATACAACCACTTTTGTTTTAACAAAGTTTTTTGTTTAAACTCTGCTCTCTTTAACATTAATTTTGCTGTGGAAAGATATTCGAGATATTTACCATGAAGTATTGGTGTATCTCTTGAGGTTTCATCTAAATGATATTCATCAATAGCATTTTCACTTCGCCATTCAGCGAGAATTTTCTCCAAATCCATAATATACCTTATAATAATTCAAAATAACTAAATCTAAACGATGCTCCAAAAGTAACGAACTCAGTACCACTTGCAGTAGATTGAAATTGTACATCTGTTAATGCAACTGGCATACAATCTATATATTTAATTTGTTTTGTCACATTATTATGACTTGACAATATCGATAACACAATATCTGATACAGTTGGTGGTCTTACACCTGCATCTTCTAATCTTGAATTTTCATTATTATCAAGATTAGTTCTCATCCAATTGTACATCTCATTATATGCATCCATATTTTCATCTACAATAATATTTGCAAGTAATTCATTAAATGTAAGTTTATCACCCACAAATGGAATTGATTGCAGTTTTCTAAATGGTACTTCAACAGCATTCATTATCATACCAGGATGAGTAAAGTCCTGACAGAAAAACTCCAAATTTGGGAAGTTTTTTCTATCAATCGTTATCTTAAACGACGTGGGCTGTAAGTAGTTAATATTTGATGTTAGTTCTGCCATGATTCTATTTATAACAGTTTACATAAAAAAAGAGGCGCCGAAGCGCCTCTGAGTTGAGATAGAACTTTTTATTAAGAACCTAGAATGTCGTCCACTCTGAAGATTCTGTAGTATTGGTTGGTTTTTGCTGTTGCAAGACCATCGCGGCCAGACATATTTCCAACATCTACGAATGGGTTTGATACCATGCCGTAGCGTGTTTTGAAACCAATTTTTGGCTGGAATGTGTCTTCTCCAACTGCACGTACCATAGTTAGTGGTACATATGGGCAGTAGAATACACCAGCGTCATATGGGTTAGTGCCTTTGTAACCAACAGTTACATAGTCATTAGTTGCATATGGGTCGATGTATACGCGAGTACGACCGTTTAGTACACCAGCAAATGTGTTGCCTGTGTCGTCAACGTTCAAGTTAGTGCTTAGAGCTGGTGTGTAGTCCAACATACCTGCTGCGCTCAAAGAAGAAGCAACGTCGCTTGAGCAGATGATAAAGTTACCTTTACCTCTACGTGTTTCTTTTGCGATTACGTTTGATTCACGCTCGATCTGCATGATTAAGCCTTTGAACTTCTCTACTGACCAACGACCGTCTGCATCTGTTTGTACGTTGAAGATACCGTTGACAGCTGTGTTAGTTGTAAGAGCACCAAGCTTCGCTTGTGAGTTAATTGTACGAATTACTTCGCGGTTAATTTCAGCCATGATCTCAGTTGACAAAATGTTCGCCAACTCAGTTTCAGCATCAAGACCATGAATTGCTTTCAAGTCTTGTGCTAGTTCTAAGCTGTATTCCGCTTTCAACGCACGTGACTTCGCAGTCACAGTTGCTTTTTCAATGGTGAAACCCATTTCGTTGAACGCAGAACCACCTGTTGAACCAAGTGCTTCAGCATCTGCCAATGGCATTGCTGAACCTGCAAGAGCAGTAGTTACGGAGTCAGCAATTGTGCTGTCGCCGTCACCATCAGTTGAGGTACCAAGACCTGAACCGTCTGCTGGTTGTGTGAAGTTTGAGTCACCTGAGTAACCTGTGTTTGCTTCATCGAACAATGCTTCATCATCTACAGACTGGCCGTTAGCAGCTGTTTTGTAACGTGAACGCATTGCAAAGATAAGACCTGTTGGTCCTGTCATTGGCTGAACACCACATACGTCATATGCCATTAGGTTTGGCATTGCGCGACGTACAAGTGCGATTAGGATTGGATTCCAGTTAGCAGCCGCACCAGTATTGTTTGTTGGCGCTGCTTCTGCAATCATGCCCTCTTCCATAAGAGCTTTTTCTTGGTTCTCAAGAATTGCTGCTGTTACAGCTTTTCTGTGAGCGTCTTTAATCGAGCCGGCAGATTCTTCATTAAGAACTGGGCTCCACTTTTCGACGAGTTTGTCGTATGCTACTTGCATAATGGATTACTCCCTATTTGTTTGTCTTAGTGCAGA